AGACATGCCTACCCCGGTGATGTTGGACGCACAGATTTTTTCGTGGTTCCAAACTACCATACACATCAATGGCTTTGCTACCTTGGTTGCTAGATTTATCAACAAGTATCTAGGCATCAGTTATAACGACTACTATGAAGATCTGTTTGCATATTTCATGACCAATGAGTGGATGAAGAACGAAGCAGACGAAGCTAGAACATATTTTTCTAACTGGATGAATACTGGCAAAATCAACCATCCCAAAATTGGTGTAGAGATACATGGTTGGAACATTATCCATCGTACCTCAATGAACATGCACCAGGAAGACCGTGTGGATGAGTTATACGATTTCTTGGAAGTATTTTTACAACGATATGACTTGCCCGAAGATTTGCTGGCCAGCTTGATGAAACTGCAAAGAAATTACTATATCAAGTACAATGATAGAAACCAATATCCTATGAATCTTGAGTCTGATTATAATCTCTGGGACTACTTGAGTTTTGACCGACCTTTGGAAAAGATTGCCACAACATATCGCCTGGACTTTCCGGAAGACAAAACCATGAGTCTTAATAGATTTTTGGAATTGTTTTACTTTGCCCGACGCCGTAATTTTGGCAAGGCCACATTGGATCTTGTGGGTGCAGTTGACAGCAAAGGAAGTCAGCGTGGTAAAGGTGCTGCCAAGGCACAAGGCTCGTTCTCTATAAAACAACTAGCGGTATAATGCACCGACTGGTTACATTTGGTTGTAGTTTTACAAACTACCGCTGGAGTACCTGGGCCGATTGTCTTGCCCCAGAATTTGATTATTTTGAAAACTGGGCGCAAAGTGGTGCTGGAAATGAGTTTATATTCAATAGCGTAATGGAGGCAGATCAACGACAGGCGTTTGGTGCTGATGATACAGTGATTGTATGTTGGACTACACCTACTCGTGAAGATAGATATATTGGTAGTCGATGGCACACACTGGGCAACATGTTCACATGCCCAATCTACAATAAAGAATATCTTGAGAATCATGTTGACGAGCGTGGACTACTAATAAAAACTCTAGCCCACATCAAAGCAGTGAAAATACTACTAGAAAGTCGAAAAACCCATTGGCAATTTTTATCTATGGACAATATTGATTCTCTAAATATCTATCAAGATGTTGTAGATTCTATCTTGCCCAGTTACAAGGTTGTGCTGTTTCCTAACAGTTGGCCCAACAGAGATGGTGATCCACACCCTAGTCCAGCAGAGCATTTGGCCTATTTGGATGCAGTATTGCCGGGCTGGGTGACAAAACAATCTACTCGTGTTATAATGCGTGAAGAGAGTATCAATCTAAATAAAGATCCCCGCAAGTCGGGAATGACAAAGGTAACAAGACTATGAAATTTAAAGTAAGTGAACTATTTTATTCAGCACAAGGTGAAGGCCGTTATGTGGGCGTACCAAGTATTTTCCTCCGTATGTTTGGTTGTAACTTCACCTGCTCAGGCTTTGGGTGTAAGCCGGGTGAAAAGAGCCCGGAGGCAGACGAAGTAGCAAAGACTGTGAATCTGTACAAGACATTCGAAGAGCTTCCGCTAGTGAACACTGGATGTGACTCATATGCATCATGGCATCCAGCATTCAAACATCTAAGCCCAACATACACAGCAGATGAGCTTGTGGACAAGATGGCGGCACTGTTGCCGCATGGCAACTGGCAACAACCAAACGGCAATCCAGTACACTTGGTGATCACAGGTGGTGAGCCGTTGTTGGGTTGGCAAAAGGCCTATCCAGAATTATTGGACAAGTTGCACGAGCGTGGCCTGCGCCACATCACATTTGAGACCAATGGTACTCAAGACTTGACCCGTGACTTTAAAATATATCTTAACAACTGGTCCGGTGAGATCACCTTCTCGGTCAGTCCTAAACTAACATCAAGTGGCGAGAAATATGAAGATGCCATCAAGCCTGATATCATTTGGGACTATGAAACATATGGCATTACCTATCTAAAGTTTGTTGTGGGACATATTGATGACTTTGCAGAACTTGATGTAGTTGTAGATGATTATCGTAATCGTGGCTTTGCAGGCCCAGTATTTGTGATGCCACTGGGTGGTGTTGTTAGTTTATACGATAAGACACGTATCCATGTGGCAGACGAAGCACTCAAGCGTGGCTACTGGTATACTCCAAGGTTACACGTTGACCTTTGGGGCAACGGATGGGGAAAATAAATGTTTGAATGGTTAAAGAAAAAACCAAAAGCAGTAGCATCTGCGCCCAGAGAGTCAAAGGTCAAGGCACCGGTCAAGACTGAAAAAGAGCTTGCTACAGAAAAGAACGAACCATATGTGGCAATGGTACGTATGGACATTGATCCTGACAATTTACACCAAGGTGCGTTTGAACTTGACTGGAATGAGATCTTTGTAGCACGACTGGTCAAAGCCGGTTACATGATGAAACCCGATGATGTGGATGCGGACATTGTGGATCGTTGGTTCCAAAATGTGTGTAGACATGTGGTAATGGAAACCTGGGAACAAGAACAGGCCATAATCAAAGGTGTTGGACAGTATGTTAACACTAGAGACATCGGCGGCGGAAGAACCGAAGTATCATGATATTCAACCACATCAAACAACTCAAACAAGACGGGAAGAAAATTGGCATCACCTTCTCAACCTTTGACATGCTCCACGCGGGCCACATCGCCATGCTGTCGGAAGCCAAGAATCATTGTGACTACCTGATCTGTGGGCTCCAAACAGACCCAACTATTGATAGACCCGAAACTAAAAATCGCCCTATACAAAGTATTGTGGAGCGACAAATACAGTTGGCCGCATGCCGTTACGTTGATGAAGTTGTTGTGTATCAAACCGAACAAGATCTTGTTGACTTGCTGTTGATCCTGCCAGTTGATGTTCGTGTGCTGGGTGTAGAATATCAACACAAAAACTTCTCTGGCTATGAGGAATGTGGAATGCGTGGCATTGAACTAGTATTCAACGGCAGGGATCATTCGTTCTCCAGTTCAAGTCTGCGTAAACGTGTGGTTGCCGCAGAGACTGAAAAAGTACTGCTACAAAAATGATATTGTATGTGAATGGTTGCAGTCACACCGCTGCTTGTGATGCCAACGTAGAACATGCCTGGGCTGAGGATGATCCAGAATGCTACGGATGGGGGCAAGTTCCTCATCCTGAAAACCTAAAAGTCAGTTGGGGCAAGAAACTGTCAGAGATGCTGGGAGCCACAGAGTTTTATTGTGATGCACAAAGCGGTGGTAGCAACCCACGTATTTTAAGAACCACACGTGAGTGGATCAAGAACAATCCTGACAAACTGGCCAACACGTTTATGGTCATACAATGGACCACGTGGGAACGAGAAGAATGGTTCCATGCGGAGTCCAACTACTGGTATCAAGTCAACGCAAGTGGTATTGATATGGTTCCACCAGAATGGCAAGACCGCTACAAACAGTATGTGACTGAAGTTGATTGGCATGAAAAAACACAACAGGCTCATCGAGCTATTTGGGAGTTGCATTGTGAACTAAAAGCGCAAGGTATTAAGCATTTGTTCTTTAGCGGGCACAGTACATTCAGTGACATTCAGGATCAAAAGGATTGGGAAGTGGAATATATTGACCCATACCTACGAAGTTCTAGTTATAATGCTGTGTTAGAAAACAACGGTTTCAAGCACACACGCCCATTTGGATACCATTTTGGTAAGGAAGCCCATTGCTTTTGGGCAAAACATGTGTTACAATACATACTCAACAACCAAATTGTGAGTGCAGATGAAATACCTACTGATTGATACAGCCAACATGTTTTTCCGTGCTCGACACTCAGCACACCGTGCCAGTGACACATGGACCAAACTAGGCTTTGCCCTGCATGTTACCATAATGGCCGCCAACAAAGTGGCCCGGCGTTTTCAAGCAGATCATGTGGTATTCGCACTAGAAGGCCGAAGCTGGCGCAAAGATCACTACAAACCTTACAAGGCTAACCGTGCTGTGGCACGTGGTGCAATGACTGAAACTGAAGCAGAAGATGACAAACTGTTTTGGGAAACCTATGACGAACTGACTAAATACTTGTCTACAAAAACAAATTGTAGTGTGATCCGTTGTGCCACTGCTGAAGCAGATGACATCATAGCACGTTGGATCTCTTTACACCCCCAAGATGAACACACAATCGTAAGTTCAGACACTGATTTTGTGCAGTTACTGGCCAACAACGTTAATCAATATAATGGTATCACCGATGAACTTTTGACCTTGGAGGGCATATTCGATGCTAAAGGTAACCGTGTCAATGATAAGAAAACTAAACAGCCAAAAACGATCCCGGATCCAGCCTGGTTGCTATTTGAGAAGT